CACTACGACGTGATCTCGACCACCAGAAGGGAACCCACCGGCCTGAGGCTGATATCGTGGGTTCCCACTGGGAACATGTCGGCCATCCCCTTTGGGATGTTCAGACGTCTTGTCGAGGCCCGCTTGCTCGATCTCCTGACGATGAACTCGCCCCCATCGGGCAGAAGCTGAATGCCCAGCTTGCCGTTGCCCTGAAAGATCATGGCCGTCATGTCGACCGGAGCGATGCTCTGCGGCAGGATGATGTAGGCGATGGATGGGTGCTGAGCGCTTCTGGACAGGTACGGCGTCTCGCGCTTCCGGTGCATCGGCGATTTCATTTGTCTTTGTCCATCTTGATCTTGCCGATGTGCCTCTTGTTCAGGGCGACCTTCCCGGCGTTGAAATAGTTGCCCGCTTGGTCCCGGTACAGCTCCTCGACAATGAAGAACTCCGCGTTCCCCATCCCCTTGATGAAATCGGCAACGGAAAGGGCTTCGTGTTCGCAGATCACCTGATGGATCGGGGAGCCGCTCCGGGTCGGCATGTTCATGGTAATGAGAAAGCGGGTCATCTTTTCTTCCTGAAGTCGTGGATGCGCCGGGCTTCCATTTCGATGTGCGGCCTGATCAGAACCGGCACCCGATTGAGAGCTTTCCTTCGCGCCTCTTTGCCTTCTATGGCAAGGATCGAGACCGCGCCATCATAGATGTATTTTCGGCAGGCGGACTGGATGCCTTCTTCTTCGTCTTCCATCCGGGTCTGGCCGCGCAGGATGCGCTCGATGCGCTTGCTGGGGCGCGTCTCGTTAGTCCACATGGCTAAGGTAGTCATTGAAGGCATTCCACGCCTCGTCCACGCCCAGAGCGATGCATGTGAAGCATCCTTCGGCCTTGGCTGCCCTGAGGTACTTTAGCTGGCTGTCCGAGATGCTCGACGCGGTATGGTCCCGTCGCTTCAGTTCGCAGACGAACGCAGGGCTGCCGGGGATGACGATGTCGGGTGCGCCGGTGGTCATGCCCTCAGATTTCTCCTTGGCCGCCTGCAGCGCGTTCCTGACGCCCTCGTTGCGGGGATGCAGGGCCAGCATGCCGAAGGTGTCCGGATGGGCGCGGCGCAGGCGGGCGAAGAACGTCACCTGTTCGACCGCTTCCTTTGGACACGCCCCTCGATAGGACGTGTCGCCATAGATCATGATGTCATGTGGGAGCTTCATCTACCGCCTTATTGTAATTGAGGACGCGGTAGAAACCGCTCTGCCCGTCCTTCTGATATGTAATCGACATCGGCGGGGCATTTCCCAGAGCGTCCAGCATGGCCCGTTCAGCCCTTGCCTTCGTCCACTCTGGGAACTTCATGACCCAGAATGAAAATGACCGATATGGGGTGACCACGTCAACCCTGTCCATGGCCTTCCCGCTGCGAGAAACCTGCGGCAGCTTCCGCCACTGCAGAACCTCGTCGGTCTGCCGCTGGGTGGGATCACGCTTCAGGGCCTTGAAGTCGATCCGGAGCTTCTCGTTCGGGTCGACGATCTCCCCCTTGCAGGACGAGCAGTACCGGGCGGCGATGTCGTTAGGCTCAGAGCAGTGCGGGCACTCCTTCGACGTCCAGCGGTAGGTACACTGGACGAGGTCACCGGCGACCGTCTCCATGGCCCCACAGCGGCGACCGAAGTGGGCGGGCATCCAGCCCCATTCCGTCTCGATGGCATTGCCGTCCAGATCGACAAAGTACCCGTTGGCGTCGATCTCGTACTCTTCGTTGTTGGTGCGCGCGGAAAAGGTGTTCTCGGTCGAACACTGGGGGCACACGCACGTGACCTCTCCAGAGCCGTCGCCGCCGGTGGATACCTTGATCTCAGGGCCGAAGATGTCGTGGTCCGGGCAGTGGCGCTCGATGTTCTCGGCATAGTCCAGAACGAGGCAGTCGGTCTTGCCGCTGTCGACCCGCAGGCCGCGACCGATGATCTGCTGCATCAGGCCGACGCTCTCGGTGGCCCGCATCAGGGCGATCACGTCGACGTGAGGCGCGTCGAACCCGGTGGTCAGGACCGAGACGTTGACCAAATACTTGATCTTCCGGGCCTTGAACTTCTTCAGGATCGCGTCCCTCTCAGCCTTGGGCGTGGTGCCGGTCACGATGGCGGACAGGCTGGGCGGCAGACTTGCCATGCACTCATGGGCGTGGCGCACGGTGGCCGCGAAGATCATGACGCCCTGACGGTCCTGAGACTGGGAGACGACGTCAGCGATGATGGCTGCGGTCTTCCTGCCGTGCCCGTGGTACGCCTTATCGACAGCCTGCGCGTCGAACTGGCCACGGCTGTTGACCTGCATGTTCAGTGTTTCGTACGATTGAGCGTTGATCTCCCCGATGACCGGCTGGGTCAGATACCCGGCCTCGATCAATTCGTATGCCCGGATGCGGTCGACGCAGGCTGCGAAGTAGGGTTCACGGGTCTGGTTCTCGGACACCGGCTTGCCGTCGGGCCACAGGCCGAAGATGTACCCGGTCTTCATGCGGTACGGGGTGGCGGACAGGCCGATGACGCGCAGGTTTGGGTTGGCTTCCCGCATGGCCTCGATGATCGACTTGATGGTCGGGGTGATGCCATGGCACTCGTCGATCACGACGGCGGCGAACTCCTTGCCGAAGCGGCTGATCGCGTTCTTGACCGTGCCGGGCGTCCCGAAGACCACCGGGTGGCGCAGGCTCTTCTGGCCAGCGCTGGCGCTGAAGATCGAACACTTGGCACCGGTGGCGCGGTACTTCTCGCTGTTCTGGGTCACCAGTTCTGCGGACGGGGCGAGGCACAGGACGTGCTTGCCGCCGGACACCCGGTGGATCGTGCTGGCCACGCTCTCGATGATGTGGCTCTTCCCGGCCCCCGTGGCCGCTTCGATGCAGCACGGGGACCGGTTGCGGGAAACCCACGCGATGATGCTGTCATGCGACTGCTGCTGGTAGGGTCTGAGGGTCATGTTTGATCACCGTAAATTTTTCAATCGGGAGCAGGACGACTTCATCCCTGTCATTCACATCCCTCACCACGTTGAGGCGCATGATCTTGGTCTCTGGGTCGAAGTCTCTGTTCCACTTCACCTCTAAATACAACAAAGCGTTTGTGAGTTCTACAACAAAGTAGAAGTTGACCATCAGTTTTTTCGACATAAAGCGGGCGATCTTCCACTTTGACAGGTCGAGCATGATGTCGCCCAGTTCGAACATGCGCTCGTAGCTGTACATGTTCTTCCTGACCTTGCACTCGCCGATGCCGCAGACGACGCCATCCCGGTACATCATGTAATCTATCGACGCCCCCTTCTCGGTCGTCAGGATAGTGAAGCCAAGTTCGGCTTCCAGAATGTCCGCAATCCTGCGCTCACTCCTTCCATCCTCTTCGCTCTGGTACATCACTCCCCCCACTTGCCAGCGATTGCCTCGCTGACGCGACCGGGGTTCACCCTGAACATTTCGGCCATCTTCTGCACCGAAATTTCCGGATTGATTGCATAGAGAGTGCGGATCGAGTTTGCGGTCTCCGCGTCCATCTCCTCCGAAGTGACGGGGGCTTTACGCTTGGTGTGCGTCCGGTACATCAGCTTTTCAACAATGTGTACGATGGCCACAGCGGCGCGCGGCTCCCGATCCTCGATGCTCTCTGCAACCAAAAGAAGCATGTCTCTGGCAGTTTTGATTTCGCTCATTTCTTGATAATCCTTCTCAGGGCTTTGGCGTAGCTGTCGCCGGGGTGAGTGTATGATCTGTCTTCGGGGGTAGCGTCGATGTGGAGCGTCCCGTGCTGGAAGGAAACCTCGTTGTCCTCGCAGAACTTGGCGCAGTACTCGACGGTGTCTTGGCGGCACTTTTCCAGCTGCCGCCGAAGCTTCACGTTGATGGTGCGCTGCCGGTCGAGTTCGTCGTTCATTTCAGGCTCCAGAAGGTGGTGGGCTTGCCGCGCCATGGCTCAAGGTTCGCACCCGGTGCCAGCACTTGGATGGCCTTGGCGTAGGACACCGATCCAGACCGTTCCGTCTTGGTCAGGCGCTTGCCGCCGAAGATCGCGTCGCGCCCCTTGGCCATCTCCACCATAGCCTCAAGAAGCTCTTTCTTGCGCTCTTCCGCCTTGGCGATGGCGTCGATGACGTCCGTGTACTCGGCCACCATCTGCAGGGCGCGCGGGGTGTCGATGGTGACCCTCTGCTCCTCAAGGTACTCGCCGGGGTCATCGCACGCCGCGAGGTACTCCATGTAGAATTCCCGAAGCTTCGGAATGATCTTCTCGATGTACTCTGGATCGTACGATACAATGTCCAGCTTGCTGTCGCGCGGGGTCCACTGCCAGAAGTAGCATGCCGACCGATTGGCGCAGAGCATCTGGACTTGCATCTGGGCGTAGTAATGTTCCTGACCGCCGATGGTCTTGAACGGGACCGGGGCTTCCGCGTCCCGAAGGCCGAAGGGGCACTTGATCTCGACCAGATGGTCATCGCCGATGTACCCGTCCGGGCTTGCGCCAAGCCAGTTCATCACCGGATGTACGACGAAAGTCGCACCGGAGATTTCCGTCTTCAGGTGCGCCTCAAGGTCTTCGCGGGCTTCGTTTTCGTGGGTGACGCCCCACTGGGTGGCGATGTTGCCGTTCCACTCGCTTGGGGCCTTGTGGTACTGGCGGACCATGCGGCGCATGATCTGGTCTCGGTCTGTGTTGGGGTCGACGCCCAGTATCGCCCCGACGGCGGACGCTGTGATGCGCCCCTTTCGGGCTTCGAACCATTCTTCGCTGCGCTGTTCCATGCTCATGCTCACTTTAATGTTTTGGTGGGGAGGGGCCGCCCGAAGGCGACCCCCAGTTTTGATCAGAACGGGATTTCGTCGTCGATGCGACCGCCGCCGCCATTTCCACGGGGAGCGTTGGAGACGTGGCGCTCAAGCTCGGCCTGAGCCTTGGCGATCTCTTCGGAGGACGACTGGGGCGAGGTCTTGGGGGCCACAGCGCCGATCCAGTTGCCACGGGCAACCTCGCCGGTCATGCGGTCCCTCATTTCCCAGACCATGACCTTGGTCACCATCGGCTTGTTGGTCAGGCAGGACGTCAGGCTTTCGTCCGTCGGCATCACGCCCTTGGCCAGCAGCTTGCCACCACAGTTGGTGTCGATGGCACCCAGCATCTTCTTGGCCTTGTCGCGCTTGGCGGCCACCTTGTCGGCCTTGGCGCGCGGGTCGGGGTCGGTCACCCAGAGCTTCTGGAACACCTTGCGACCCTTGTAGTCTTCCGGAGCCAGAACGTTCCAGCGCAGGGAGATGAAACGATCCCCGTTCTGGGTCTTGTCCCACTTGGCTTCGTCGATGGCGGCAAGGACGGACGTCTCGCCGGGGATCGGCAGGAGGTTTCCGCCACCCGCATCGAACTCACCGCTGCCTGCGGTTTCCTTGACGTCTTCACCGTCGGACAGGTTCCAAAAATCGCTCATTTCGCTGCTTCCTTCTTCACAGACTTGGACATGTAGGGGCCGAACGGGTTCACACCGATCTTGACCTCCAGTGGCTCATTGATGCCGAAACGGTTCTTGGAAACGTTTGCAGCCATGGCGTGGACAACAAGCTGACGCGTGCCGTCCGAGATCGCCTTTTTCAGATCGCCGTCGCCAGTGACGAAAGTCTCCAGACGAAGGAAGCCGACGGCATCGACGTTGTCGATGTAGGGCTGGGTCGACTTGTCCCCCATCCGCATCGCGTACTTGGTGTACGGATTGGCGTCCGGCGGCTCGATCCGCACCGTCTCAGCATGGGCAACGAACACGACGTTCATGCCCTTCTCCATCATCATGCCGCAGGCCTTGCGCACGCGGCGGTGCTGACTGGCAACCATGTCACGTCCTGCACCGAAGCCACCGTGGGCTTGGTTGAGGCTCTTGGCCCCCTTGGGATCGGTCTCCATGACCCAGTCTGTGAAGAGCGCGTCCAGTGTCGTCACCGTGTCGATGACGCAGGTCTGGTACGCATGATCTTCCTTGATCAGGGCAGCCAGTTGCGGCCACAAATCTTCCGCGCTTTTCAGCACCGGGAAAGCATCCGGGCGAGACGCTTCTGGAACAGCTTGAAGGCCATCCTCTGAGCGAATGAAAATCGGTTTGGGGAAGGTTGCGGCAAGGCTGGTCTTGCCAAGGCCCGCGTCGCCAATGATCGTGATGGCGATGGGCCGGTCTTCGGGTTTGGTAATGGTATCGAGGATACTCATCTTCGCTCCTTTGCTTCTTCTCAACACCATTGACGCTAATCGCTCGATGTGAGATTGTCAACACATCAAACGTGATAAGGGATACAATTCAAATGTCAGACCAAACACCGGGACCAGTTCACGAAGCCATTGAGGCGCGACTTGTGCTGATCCGGAAGGCCTTGGAAGACCGCAATCTGAGCAAGGTTGCGACGTCCACCGGCCTCCATGAGAATACAGTGAGGAACATTGCGAAGGGTCGCGGTGGCATCCCGCTGCTGGCCACAATCGACAAGCTGTCGCAGTATTTGTTCGCTCAGAACGCCTGAAAAAAAATGAATTACAGGGAGTTTTGGGAGGCCGGATTTCAAGTTTTCGGCCTGTACGGTCGTGGCCGCGACGGAAAATGTCAGTGCGGGAACCCGCATTGCCCGGAGAAATCGCTGTTCAAACACCCCCGTGTTTCGAACTGGCAGCACACGCCGCACTGGTCCGACGAACAGATGGAAACCATGGAAGCCATGGATCAGTTCACCACCGGGTACGGATGCGTGCTTCGGGGCAAGCTGGTGGTCGACGTGGACGCCCGCAACGGCGGCATCGAGGGCCTGAAGCTGCTTCTGGAGGATTACCCGGATGTGGCGGGTTCCGGCCTGATCGTGAACACCGGCTCCGGCGGCGGGTCGCGCCACTATTTCTTCCTGATCCCTGAGGGCGTGTCTCTGGTCACCAAGCTGGAGAAATACCCCGGCATCGACTTCAAGAGCGGCGCGTCCTTCGTGGTCGGCCCCGGATCGATGCACGCCAGCGGCAGCCGGTACGAGATCGCCCACGGGTCGCCCTATGACATCGACTTGGCTCCGACCGCCCTGATCGCGGCGCTGACGGTTCCGGAGAAGCACCGGGCGGACATCGGCGGCCAGACCGTTGACGTGTCCCATGGCGATCTGGCGGACATGCTGTCGTTCATCCCGAACGACGACGTCGACTATGACCAGTGGATCAAGATCGGCATGGCACTGCACCACGCATCTGGCGGATCGGCGTTCGATGTTTGGGACAAATGGTCCCAGATGTCGAAGAAGTACGACGACGCCACGATGCCGTACAAATGGCACAGCTTCGGTCGGTCGGCCAACCCGGTAACACTGGGCACGCTGGCCCACTATGCGGAGCAGGGTGGCTGGGTCCAGCCCGTGACGTTCACCCCGGAGATCGAGTTCGACTTTGCTCCGTACGAAGAAAAAGACACGCTGGACATCGACATCGGTGGCGTCGATCTGCTGCGCCCGCCGGGCCTCGCCGGTCAGCTGGCGGCATGGATCGAGACGCGCGCCCGGCGGAAGCGGGAGCAGCTGGCGGCAATGGCGGCCATCACCGCGATGGGGAACATCTTCGGCCTGCGCTACATCGACGACCTCGACCGGGCGACCACCAACCTGTTCGTGTTCAACGTCGCCGGATCGGGAACTGGCAAGGAAGCCGTGCAGGACGCCATCAGGGAGATTATGGTGATCTGTGGCATGGCTGAGGCTGTGCATGGCACCATCAAGTCCGAGCAGGAGGTCATGCGAAACCTTCTGCGCCATCAGGCTGCGTTCTTCCTGATCGACGAGGTCGGCTTCCTGCTCCAGAAGATCAAGTCGGCCCAGAAGCGGGGCGGGGCCACGTACCTTGAGGGCATCATCGGCATCCTGATGTCGGCCTACTCCAAAGCCGACGGCTCGATGATCCTGAGCGGCGACGCCAAGGACGAGGTGAAGGCGGAACTTCGCAAGGAACTGATCAAGATCGAGAAGCAGCTGGAGGAACTGGGCGAGAAGTCCTACCTGATCAACCGAAAGGCCAGCATCGAGTACCAGCTGTCGACCATCGGCAAGGGCCTGTCCCGCCCGTTCCTGACCCTGTCCGGCTACACCACCCCGGAGAACTTCGAAGAACTGGTCGACTATCAGGCGGCGGCCAACGGCTTCATTGGGCGCTCGATCCTCTGCATCGAGACCGACACCGCGCCAGAGAGCAAGGACGACTGGGTCAAGCAGCCCCTGTCCGACGCCCTGCAGATGACGCTTCAGCAGCTGGCCATGGGCGGGTCGTTCGACATCACCCAGAATTACGATGCGCGGGTCGAGTTCTACGGCGAACGCATCGTGATCCCGACGGCCCCGAAGGCAAAGGACATGCTCCGGAAGGCCCGCAAGCTGTTCGACAAGATGGCGTACGAACACAAGACGCTGTCGGGCTTGGAGGCCCTGCCGAACCGGGGGTACGAGCAGGTCAGCAAGGTCAGCCTGATCCTCGCCGTGCCTGAGGGCGTCCGCACGGAAGAGCACGTCCGGTGGGCCTATGCCCTGATCAAGCGGGACATCGAAAGCAAGATGCGCCTTGTGACCGGCAATGACCGCGCCGTCGACAACCCCGCACTGGCCCTGCGCGCCAAGGTCACGCAGCTGCTGATCGGGCCGGACGGCGAGACGCTGGGTGTGATCGTGAACCGCCTGCGGAAATACAAGCGGGAAGACATCGAGAAGTGCCTGTCCAAGATGGCCGACGCCCAGATGATCACGGTCGAAGAGGAGGAGCACAAGTTCAACAAAAAGCAGATCAAGCGGTACAGGCTCAACAATTGACTGTTGACGCACACCAACATCCTTGATATTGCTTTTTACACAGTGGCACAGCGCCACGCTTGGAGATCAAGATGAACAGCTTCGACGACTTCGTGAACAGCCTCGCCAACGACAAGATCGAAACGCGCGCACACGCCGCTCCGAAACCCACCTATACCTGCGGCCAGTGCGGCGGGACCGGCCTGTGGAGCGGCGGCACCAACCGCCACGGCAACGACAAGTGCATCGCCTGCAAGGGTGTGGGCCACTTCGTCAAATCCCCCGCTGATCGCCAGAAGGCACGCGAGGGCGTCGCCAACCGCAAGGCAGCGGTGATCCAGTCGACCATCGACGGCATCGAGGCCCAGTACCCCGGCATGATCGCCTACATGGGCGACATCTCCGGCTGGAATGACTTTGCCCGCGACATCCTTGGCAACATCCACCGTGGTCTTTACGTCAGCGACAAGGCTCTGGCAGCCGTCGCCAGCATGATCGTCAAGATCGAGGCCACGCGTGCGGCGAAGGCTTCCAACACCAAGCAGGTCGACCTGAACCGCATTCGCGAGATGTTCGACGTCGCCGTGTCCAACGGTGCGAAGAAGCCCGTGTACCGCGCCGAAGGCCTGAAGATCAGCCTCGCGCCCGCCACTGGCCGCAACGCCGGTGCCCTGTACGTCGTCGTGATCGAGGATGATGCATATCAAGGAAAAATCGAGGGAACGGCGTACAAAGCAGTGCGCGAGGCTGCAGCTGGCACCTACGACGCCCTGCTGCGCATCGCGGCTGACCCGATGAAGGCCGCCGTCGACTTCGGTCGCGCGACCGGGAACTGCGCTTGCTGCGGCAAGGAATTGACCAACGCACTTTCGATTGAACTTGGAATTGGCCCGATCTGCCGCACGAAGTGGGGGCTTTGAAATGAAGGGAAACATTGTGGAAACGCCATACAAAAACATGCGACTTTCTGAAGCGCGGGCGATCCTCCAGAACATGGAGGATCACAGCCATAAAGACATCGACGCGGCTTTCGAGATGCTGATCTACAGCAATAATCTGGAGGACCAGAAGCTGTGTACGGAGGCGGTTGGCCGCCTCTGGGAACCACCGAAGGCAAACTACCCCGTCGTCATGGTGATAGCGGCCTCTATGACGGTCATCCTGATCACCCTGTCTGTGATGCTTGTGGAGGTGCTGCTGTGAAATGGATCATCCTTGCGCTGCCTCTGGCAGCCTGCGGGACGCACGTAGACCGCTGTCTGGTCGTCCCCCTGCCGTTCGACTGCGAACAGGGTGGCGGTGATGGCCTGAGCCTGCTGGATCGCCCTGCGCCCGGTCCCGGTCCCGGTCCTGCACCCGATCCGAAGCCTGATCCCGGTCCAGACCCGAAGCCCGATCCCGGCCCCGGACCAAAGCCTGACCCGCACCCGAAGCCGGACCATGATGGAGATGACGATGACGACGATCATGGGGATGACGACGATCATTACACCGGGCCGGACCTCGACGACGATCATGGAGATGATGACGATCATGTGGATGACGACGACCATGGCGACCACGGCAAGGGCCATGATGAACACGACGACCATGACCGGGGGCATGGCAAGGATTACGACAAGCACGACCGGGACCACGACGGGGACCACGACGATGTCGATTAAGCTGAGCATCTCAGACACCGCCATCGTCCTTTGGGCGCTGCGGAACGCGTACGACGAGGGCGCGGCCAAGGGCGTGGCGGTGGATGACGAGGTTGTCGAAGACCTTCAGCGGCTGATCGAAACTTTTGGTCGGTCGTTCAAGGCAAAGCTGAGGATCGAGAGATGACTGAAAGCCCGGCGATGAAACAGATCACTTCGATCAACCTCAAGCTGCGGGAGCAGATCGCGTTCGAAGTGTCGCAGATGAACCAGACCGACCTGCGGGGCGTGCTGCGGATGATCAGGGTGTGGAAGGGGCTGAAGAATGATTGAAGACCCAGTGATCAAGTCGTGGGCCATCGCCGCCCAGTCGACGCAAGCCATGCTTTATCATGTCCCGACTGAAAACATGCGGCGCATCTTTCAGCACATCGAAGCCCTGACCGCAGAGCGTGACCGGCTTGCGCTGGCAATCTGTGGCGGTGAGGACGCCCCCGATCCCGTGCAGTTTCGCACGCCCATAGGGAGAACGACCATGACCGATTTGAGACGCCGCATCAACCGCGACAGCTACAACGGCGGCGACTACCGAGACGACCTCCACGCCCTCAAGATCGAGGACCCGCGCCTGAGCGACGAAATCGACAGTATCCTTGCCGCCATCGACCGCGCCCTTGCGCTGACGGACGAGGACACCCAGACCCGCGACCTGTTCGCGATCAACATGCGCGCTGATCTGGCCCGCGCCGCCGTGCAGCCCGACGCCGCTGAATACGAACGCAAGGTTGCTCAGATGAAGGCGGACTTCCCCAATGGCATCTAAGGACACTGGTTTTCACCCGTCAGACCCAGATTGGACGCGCGGACGGGCGCAGGCTCTAGCCGACGCCGAGGCCATTGCCCGCAGGCAAATAGGCGCTTGCCGCACCATTACCCTCAAAGGACAGCAGCAATGAGTGAAGAGCCAATGACCCAAAGTTGCATCATTTGTATGGGCAGTGGCCGTGTCAAAGTCGGCATATCCTTCCCACCCAAAAGCACGATTGCCGTGAAAGTCGAATACGACACATGCCCCGGCTGCACGCCACCACCGCACACCTACCACGCCAAGCTGGTGGCAAAGAGGCTGCAAGAAATGCGCGCTGCGCTGAAGGGAGAGAGCCATGAGTGACGCACCGGAACGGATTTGGATTGAGGACGAGTTTGGCGATGGTGACGACGACCAGTGGACCTACGGAAGCTGGGATGTGCGGAACTACAGGGGGTATGTCGTCGAATACGTCCGCGCCGATCTGGCCCTTCCCGCCGTGCAGCCCGACCTGACAGACCCCACCGTGGTTCATGCCAACATTTTGCGCGGGACTATCGCCAAGCCGACCTTGGAACAGATCATGCATCTCTATGGGGACGCCGTGCAGATCAAAATGACAATGCAGGACGAGGCGGAGGCGCAGCTTCGTTGGATTGCTGCCGTGCAGCCCGACGCCGCCCTTCTGGAAGCCGCCTGCATCGCAGCGCACGAAGCCTATGAAGCTGCCGCGCATGAAGCGGGATGGGTCACAAACACCCAAAGCCGCAAGCCTTGGGCCGAGGTTCCAGAGGCAAACAAGATCGCAATGCGGGCCGGAATTGGTGCCGCACTCGCCCTGATCAACAAGCCCGCCCTTCCCGCCGTGCAGCCCGGAAAGGAGGTGATGCCCGATGGAACCAGCAAAGTTTGGAACCATGACGCAGCCCCTGCCAGCACAGACAACGCTGGCGGGGGCGCGACGCGGGAGGAGGTCGCAGAGGCGCTGTGGCGGGCTGATGCCTCCGACCGGATCAGGGCGCTGCAGGCGTCCAACATGCGGCTGTCGGGGATGTGTCACGACCTGACCTCAAAGCTTTTGCGGCTGCAGGCGCAGGTCAGGTTCCTTGAGAGGAAGGCTGTTGAAAGTGCCAAGAAAGCCTGACCCGGAGAGCGCTATCGGTCGGGCGGAACGGTATCACAATGATGGTCTCGACAGTCATATGATAGCGGAACGCATGAATGTGACAGTCGGAACAGTCAGCGGATACCTATCCAGAGCGCGCTACCGTGGGATAATAAATACAACAGAAAAGGAGAGGGAAAGAATGCAGAAGATGGTCTACGCGTACGAAGATAAGCCTTTGAAAGATAAGGAACTTCGCGAGATACATGAACGGATACTGGCGGCAACGCCGGGAACGAATGTGGTATATTACGAGCACCCGGTTGGGTGGTCTAAGGTGCCGCAAAACCTGCGGGAACTGATCACGTCCATGGCGAACAAGGGGCTGATCGTGCAGCTGTTGAAACGCAATGATCAGGGGACTTTCTCCATGATCGCACAGAGGACGAAAACGAAATGAAGATTGAAGCTGCACTGGCGCTGAGCCTGATCGAAGAGATGTCAAAGCTGAAAATGTCCCCCGCAGAGGTGGTCGGTCGGGCCATGGAAATTGCGGAACGCGCCGTGGAAGAGATGACGGCCCTTGGCTGGATGGATGACGAAGAATGAAGGTCCGCATCATTCAGTACTGGGTCAGGAACCCGGAGACCGGAGAGCGGGTCGACACCCGCTACAACTTGCAGCAAGAGGACGAAAATGGACAGTGGCACGACGTCCCCGTCTTCGACATGGAGGTCAAGATTGAAGATCGAAAAGATGAAGGTCCGAGTGTTTGACCGGACGCAGATATCATCTGCGACAGGGGCGATGCAGGGGGCCGTGGTGAGCGTCTCGCGCCCGCCGTGGGTCACGGTCCAAGATGATGACGCATGAGGACGTGCGGCGCGCACGGGCGTATCTGGGGCTGTCCGTGCGGCAGATGGCCGTGTTCCTGAAGACGGACCCGCAGAGCGTCAGGCGGCTGGAACTGAACCCGACGTACTCGACGTCGCGAAGGCCAAGCCCAAGGCTGCAGCTGGAGCTTCAAGAGGTGCTGGACAGGTACGAGTGATCAGGGGGGCTTCGGTCCCCCTCTTCATTTTGGGGTGCTTAGCAAGGGTCGATAGCGGGTGGATATTCACCTAAGTGTTTGAAGCGGAACGATAATTTCGAGTAGAAAAGTAGATAGGTAGATAGTCAAATAGATAGACAGAATAGTTCAAAATAGGGAGAGACATCTGGACACAAACATCAATGAAATAAGGGATATATATATGTATATATATATATATTTATATATATATATTGTTTTTTCCCTTTGTCTGTCTCTCTCTGGGTCTCTATCTGTGTCTATCTGTCGGATATCTACCTAAGTACCCTAACAACTAGGATTTCTTTTTAATTTCAACAGCTTAGTAGATTACAAACGAATATCGACAAAAAATAAGCACCCCAACCGGGGTGCTTTGCTCGTTCATGTGGGGGGCGATCAGACCCCTTTGGCCTTGATGCGGATGGTTTCCATCAGGACCGGGGCCTTGCAGGCTTCGATCTGCTCTTCGGTCATGAACTGGGTGGCCAGCTTCTGGCTGAAGCGCATCTGTTCGCAGATCGACAGGGTGACGTCGCAGGTCACGCCGACATGGCGCTCCTGACCCAGTTCCTTGATCTCTTTCTTGAGCGCGTCGAGCGCTTCGTTGGCAGCGTCGGCTGCGAACTTGGCGGCGGCGTAACGGTCGGCGAGGGTCACAGTGAAGTTCATCGACATGGCAGTCTCCTTGGCTGGCGGGGTCCAACGCCCCTGTTCGATCTGTCTAAACGATGTCCCGTACGACGTCAACAATTAAAATGTGCTTGAACCCACATTTCTGATGTGCTATGAATTTCGGACAGGGGCATGGTGCCCCGTGGGAGACTGACATGCATATCTGGTTTATGAACAACGGACGCTGGCAGCTGGACCTGATGACCAGCCGCAGGAACGACGTGCGGCTGCGCGCTGCCATCACCAAGGTCACGGGCGACCGTGGGCTGCAGGATTGCTACGCCACGCAGGCTGAGGCTGAGGCCGTCAAGGCAAGGATCATGGCACATGTTTGATCGGCTCAGCGACCGGCACCTCAGGGCCGTGTACCGGGTGGCGAAGACGAGGCTCCGGGCCTTCTTCGTCGACCCGAAGATGATGATCCAGCTGCGCAGCGAAATGTATCGCCGGGGGATGCTCTGATGGTGGACTTGGATCACATCGTGAATGAGGCCAAGGCGTCCGGGCTAGAGTTCCAGATGATCAACGGCGGCAAGCACATCAAGCTGGTGTTGGCTGGAGAGTTCTGTGGCATCTGGCCGAAGAGCGGCAGGGAAACGAACAAGAGGGGTGCCCTGAACATTCTGTGTCAGGTCCGGCGCTGCATCAGGAAGCACAAAGGTGATTGACACCATGTCCAGTTGGACATAAGCTCATCGAGCAGGGGCACGGTGCCCCGCTCAACTTCAGGAGACGACCATGTACCTCGACGACATCATCGACCACGCCAAGGAATACTTTGGTGGAAATGAAAGCAGAACCGCGACGCTGAAGATCAAAAGCGTCGAACCCGTTTCTCTCAGGATCGACCACGCCATGGCCGACTTTTCTGCTCACGCAGTGTTCGCCATGTCTCTGCGCAAGGGCGGCATGGGCTTCAATCGCGCATACCTCGTCATGGAGTACCCGAATGGCGCGGTCGAAGTTAAGGAGATGATTGGAGCGCATCATGAGCAGAAGATGCGCGCTGAAGCTGACGCGATCTTCGAAGCCTTCCTCGCCAAAGCCTGAACCCAAAACATAAGGACAGACAGCCATGAAAAGCCTGAAGGCACCCGCCAACCTGAGCCGTCGCGACACCAAGCAGTTCATCCTCGACCAGCGCGCAGACGCCATCGAGTTTGGCCAGAAGATCAAGGACGAGGTCGTTTCATACCTCAAGTTTTGTGCGGAGGAAGAGCTTGAACCCTACATCGATGCGGCAGCGCCGCGCATCAACATCAGGTACGGCTTTTCGAACGAGAAGAGCAGCCGCCACAGCCATCGCGACGACTTGCCCCAGTGGATGCACGTCTGGTCTTTCAGGGGCACTGCGCGGTCCTACTGGACCGACACGAACATGGTGATCCGGACGGATGGCAACCTGAACGTGGAGCATCTCTGCGAACGCATTTTGCGCATGGCCACCGACGATCTCAGGGGCGTCAAAAACGCCGTCAAGCAGCTGGCCGTTGCGGAGGCTGTGGCGTCGTACGTCGCGCCTGAGGGCTACAGGGTCACGCCTGAGGCCCATGGCGTGGTCGTGACGTACTTGGACGCCTACGGTGGCAGCAAGAGCCTCAGCCTCACTGTGGAGGCCAGCAAGGTGGCTGCCCTGATCGAGGCTCACCAGAAGTGGGTCGCGGCGTACAACGCGATCTGAAAAAAAGTGCAATGGGGGCTTCGACCCCCGTTGACACCATGTCCAGTTGGACATAATGTCTCTCTTACAGGGGCACGGTGCCCCGCCCGACAGGAGACGACCATGTACCAGATCGTTGAAATCCGTCCGACCCACTGCCAGATCACCGACGGCATCATCGGGTCGAGCGCCCACCCGCTGCCGATGACCTACCGCAGCGAGGCTCTGGCCCATAAGCTGGCCGGGCGCATCGCGCAGGCCCACTACGAGAACTGCGGCGACAACAGCTACGTCGTGGTCGAGGCAGGCAAGTCGCCCTACCAGCCGCGCGTTGACTTCTCGCAGTGGCGCTCACTTCCCATCGACGCCGACACCGACTTCCCGTTCTGAAACCAACTGGGGCACGGTGCCCCGCCCAACCAAGGAGATACGACCATGATGTTCTTTCACCACGCCAAGAAGGTGACCTACGTGCCCGGCAGCCAGCTGTCGGAGCGCTGCTGGTCTGCGTCCATCGCAATCGAGAACGGGGTGGAGACTGTCATCCACCTGTTCTTTGAGACCCCCGAAGATGCCCGGAAGTGCGATGCGGCCATGCGCGAAGCCCGCGTGGATCACGGCAGCCACAGCGTCGGGGCGATCAGCATCAGCCTGCACTTCATCAAGAAGTGCGTGGCCACCCAAGAGGAGAACGGGTTTACGTTCGACTTCGGAACCGAAGCTGTTCGTGTGTTTTCAGCATGACCCAGTATGCAAACCTGATCTGCTACAGCGATGTCCGCCCATACGAGATCATCGCGCGGACCAAGACCACGATCACCGTGCGCGCGATGAAGGCGGTGGGAGACCCAAGCTGGAAGCCCGTGTGGCACGCGGGTGGTTTCGCTGGCCACTGCTCCAACCAGAGCGACCAGAAGTGGATCATCACCAGCGATCCCGATGCCCACGTCATGAAGGCCCATCTTCGCAAGGATGGGCACTACCACAGCGCCTACGGCAGGCATGTGGTGGAAGACCGACCCCGCAGCTTCTACGACTTCAACTTTTGATCGGAGATCGAGATGACCCCCGCACAGATCAAGGAGGCCCGGCAGAAGCTGGGTCTCTCAGTCAACCAGATGGCCACCATGATTGACACGGACCCCCTGTCAGTGAGGCGGATGGAGGGCAACCCGGAGGCCAAGACGCACCGGCACCCGGCACCCCGGATGGTGCGGCTGATCGAGGCGTATCTTTCTGGATATAGACCGTTGGATTGGCCACATTCCGGTTGTGCCCGGTGATCGTACGATGTATAGATTGTCGGGCAGGCAACAGGGAGACGCGCCATGGCATACGCTTTCAGATACCAGAACCTTCTGGGTTCCTTCGTCGAAGCCGAGTGTGAGCACACGTTCGAATACGAGGCACGCTACGGGTTCCCCGAAGACTTCCGCCCTGACCTGCCGCACGTGATCCACGTTGGCCACAATGAGACCCGTCTGGCCAACGTCCTGAAGACCGTCGCCTATGTCCTGTGCGACGAGGATGACCTGCAGAAGTGGGCCATCAAGCGCCACCGTGAATTCGCAAATTAAGGATGATGATGATGAACTGGCAGACCCCCACAGCTGAGACCTACGAAGCGCTCGACCGCGCGTTCAATCACTTCAACAAGACCCTGTTCGAAGATCGCCTGCCGCCGGTGTTGTTCACCCTGCGGGCGTCGCGCAAGGCCTACGGCTACTTCTGGGCCGAACAGTTCGCGCACCGCGAGGATGGCGACGCGACGCATGAGATCGCCCTGAACCCGGCGACCATGGACCGCACGCTGGAAGCCGTGCTGTCGACGCTGGTGCATGAGATGACCCATCTGGAGCAGCAAGAGTTCGGCAAGCCCGGCAAGAAGGGCCACCACAACCGTGCGTGGGTCCAGCTGATGCTGGCAGTGGGCCTGATCCCGTCGAACACGGGCGAACCCGGTGGCAAGCAGACTGGCCGCCAGATGACCCACTACGTGGAGCCTGATGGGGCGTTTGAGATGTCCTGCGCTGACCTGAAGGCCACCGGGTTTGACCTGCCGTACTTCACTAAGGCACGCGAGGCTGTGGCGAAGAAAAAAGACACATCGAAGGTGAAGCACACCTGTCCCGCATGCGACTTCAAGGCGTGGGCCAAGCAGGGCGCGAACCTGATCTGTGGAGACTGCAATGAGCAACTGGTCGGGGAGGAGGTGTGATGCCGGAAAATGTAACGACGATTGGCAACGAGAGTGTTGGCCTGCGCATCTATGTCTACGCCGCAGAGGGCGGCGTGAAGGTGTGCCAAGGGATGTGGCACCTGATCGATGATGAAGTCCTGATTGACAGCGAGAAGATGGCGCGGTCTTTGGTCAAGGCTGTTGAGAAGCGCATGAACGCTTCCGATTGGACCGATGATAATTTGGTTGAGGTCATCAGGCACAAAAAGACCAACATGAACACCTATGTCCGCACTCGCAGCGCAGCTGGAGATTTCAAATCTGGCGTCCTGATCGAGCAGGACATGTTTTCCATGGTTGAAATGGCCATTCTTGTGGACAGCGTGGATCGGCTGAAAAAGCTGATCCAAGCCATTCGCAAGCGCAGCGCAGAGATGGGATGGGTTGTGTGAAAAAGGAAACTTTGTTTATGGTCTGCAACGCATGTGTGATCGACGGTGAGAACGCGGGGGCTATCGATTTTACCCGTGGCGGTGATGTGATCTACGTCAGCGCAGACGATGGAAAGACAACCATCCTCATTCGATCCAAGAGGCAGGCGCAGGCTGTCGTGAATGCGATCCGGGGCATCTCCGCATCTCAGGGGTGGAAGGTGACATGACCGATCTGGAGCGGTTCCTGCGGGAGATGGGGCTGGCGACCCCGACCAAGCGTGTCTGGGGCGTGTGGTATCCGAATGGTGACATTCCGCACTGATGGCGCTATGTTGCGGGCATGACAATGAAGGACCATTAACATGCCCGCAGGCCGTCCCACAGATTACAACGACAAGGTCGCAGAGGCGATCCTCGACAAGCTTGCAGAAGGCGTGCCGATGAAGGTGATCTGCAGGGCTGATGACATGCCTTGCTACATGTCGGTGCTGAGGTGGCAGAGGAAGTTCCCCGAATTCAGTGACCTTGTCGCGCGCGCGAAGATCGACGGCACGCATGCTCTGGCCGACGAGTGCATCGAGATCGCCGACGAGAAAAGGGTTGATCCGGCGGACAAGCGGGTCCGCATCGACACAAGGCTGCGCCTGATCGGCAAGTGGAACTCACGGGTCTACGGCGAAAAGATGGCGGTGGGCGGCGCTCCAGACATGCCCCCGATCCAGATGACCAGCAGACTGGACGTGTCCAACCTGAGCCTTGAAGAACTGGACGTTCTGGCGTCTGCTCTGGAGAAGAGCCTGAAGGCAGATGGGGAAGATTGATCTCCCGGTCGCGATAGACCCGTCATCGCTGCTGTCGGTGATCAACAAGAAACGCTGCGAGATGTCTCTGGCGGCCTTCGTCCGGATGGCTTGGCACATCATCGAGCCGGGCCAGCCTTACATCCACGGCTGGCACATCGACTTCATCTGCTCCCATCTGGAGGCGATCACCGACGGCGTGACGTTCGAAGAGGACGGCAGCTTCTACAACCGCCTTCTGGTCAACGTCCCGCCGGGCACCATGAAGTCGCTGCTGATCGGCGTGTTCTGGCCCGCATGGGAGTGGGGGCCGCGCAGCATGCCGCACATGCGCTACGTCTGCGCCAGCCACAGCCAAGACCTCGCCATCCGCGACAGCCTGCGCATGCGCCGTCTGGTCAAGTCGGAGTGGTATCAGGGCCTCTGGGGCGACCGGGTGGTGCTGACCAGCGATCAGGACGCCAAGGCCAAGTTCGAAACCACCGCCACGGGCTTCAGGCAGGCCTGTGCGTTCGAAGGCATCACCGGCTACCGTGGTGACCGGGTGATCATAGATGACCCCCACAGCGTCGACGATGCCAACTCTGACGCGAAGCGGGAGACCGCCACGAACTTGTTCAAGGAAGCTGTGACCAGCCGCCTGAACAACCCGGACAAGTCCGCCATCGTGGTGGTGATGCAGCGCCTGCATGAGCGGGACGTGTCGGGCGTGATCCTCGACAGCGACATGGGGTACGACCACATCATGCTGCCGATGCGGTACGACCCGCTGCGGGCCACGCCGACCCTGCTGGGCTATGAAGACCCGCGCACAGAGCGGGACGAGCTTCTGTTCCCTGAGCGGTTCCCGCAGAACGTGGTCGACCGGGACGAGGCCGCCATGGGTCCGTACGCGACCGCTGGGCAATACGCACAGTCCCCGGAGCCACGGGGCGGCGGCATCATCAAGGACAGCTGGTGGCAGGTATGGGATCGCCCAGAGTACCCCGACATCGACTTCGTGGTGGCGTCTCTGGACACCGCCTACACCAAGAAGGCCGAGAACGACCCAAGCGCCCTGACGGTCTGGGGCACGTTCAGCGGCGACGGTGAGAGCCAGTCCACGCGGTCGGTCGACCGGTATGGACGCCAGATCGACATCACCCGCAGCTACAGTTCAGAGGCCGTCGGCCCGGTGCCCAAGGCCATGATGATGTACGCGTGGCAGGACAGGCTGGAGTTCGCAGAGCTTGTCGAGAAGACCGCCAACACGTGCCGCCGCATGAAGGTCGACGTCCTGCTGATCGAGAACAAGGCCGCCGGTCACAGCGTGGCGCAGGAGCTTCGCAAGGTGTTCGCCAACGATGGGATCGTGGTGATCCTGTACGACCCCAAGACGCTGGACAAGACGTCCCGCCTCTATGCCGTGCAGCACATCTTCAGCGAGGGCATGGTCTTCGCCCCGACTAAGGACTGGGCCGAGATGGTGATCCGCCAGACGGCCAGCTTCCCGCGTGGGGCGCACGACGATCTGGTCGACACCGTCAGCATGGCCCTGAGCTACCTCCGGGTCACCGGCCATCTGGTCCGGGCCACCGAGCGCATGCGGGAGATCGAGGACGGTCAGGTCTTCCACGGCAACAACAACGAGACGCCCCTGTACAGCGCTTGACCAGTTGTACGATTTCCCATATCTTTCTTGTGGGTAACAAAAGGGAGGCTCACATGTCGCGCGTGCTTTGCAACGCCTACGTCTCGCCAGAGACCGACAGCGAGGAGGAGATCTACTACACGGTCGAGGTCAAGGGCCTGTGGGATCACAGCGAGATCAGCGCCACGTACACGATCAGATCGAAGACCCAGAGAGAGGCCGCCATGCGCGCCATCGACATGTTCCGAGAGGCCAACGAATGAGCTACTTCACCTATGGGGACGACGACGCCCTGATCGCCGTCGGCATCGGCAAGCCGCCGGGCACTGTCGATCTGATGCCGTTCGTCGCGATCATCAACACGTCGTCGATCTCGACTGAGGCTGGCGTCAACCTCAAGAGCGCCCTCGACGAGGGGACGCAGGACGTCATCAAGATGATCACCGACAACAAAGGCGTGGTGATCTACTTCGACAACCCGGAGGGGGCGCAGCGCTTCCTTGGCATGATCACCATGGCGTTCATGTCCGCCGCTGATGGCGACTGGGTGCATCGCCGGGAAACCAACAGGAGCATAAACTGATGATCAAGAACCCGTGGAAACAGGCAAGGGAACTGAATGCCCTGCTCGATATGAAGGACGCCGAACTGGCAAGGGAGCGCCGGGTCAGCTTCACCCTGACCGTGGCCCTGCATGAGGTCTTGGCGTGCGACACCCCGCGCGCCAACGCATCCGTGAAGCGCTGCGTCAGGATCGCCAATGACGCTCTGAGGTCGATCAGATGATCGTCAACGGAGAAACCCTTTTTGATCACGCCCCGATCAGGAACATGGCCGACCAGAAGCACAAAGAGAACGGCGTCAGCTGGGGCCTGTCCGAAGCCGGGTACGACATCCGGATCAAGCAGGATGTCATCTTCCACCCGGAGAACGCGGTCGACAGGGCTGGCGTCTGGGTGGATGGCAGGTACGCCATGGGGCGGTTCGTCATCGCGTCCACCGTGGAAGAGTTCCACATGCCGCCCGAACTGGTCGGCGTCGTCCACGACAAGTCCACGTGGGCGCGGCGCGGGCTGTCCGTCTTCAACACGGTGATCGAGCCGGGCTGGTGCGGCTTCCTGACGCTGGAACTGGTCTATCACGGGCGACAGGTGCTGCACATTCCGGCGGGCACCGGCATCGCCCAAGTCGTCTTCCACAGCATAACAGACAAGGCATCGTACGATGGAAAATACCAAGGGCAGCCAGATCGACCAGTCGAAGCCATCGACAGCTGATCCATACTACGTCCTGCGGGCGGTGCTTGAACTGGCTGTGGAGCAGGCATCCACCGGCAAGGGCGCTGAGCGTCACGGCAATGGGCAGCGCTTCGAAAGCCAGCCCATGCTGGAGATCAGCCGCATGCTGCGCACCCCCGCCGGGTGCCTGTATCAGGTCATGAAGAAGTCGCAGGAGGCGCAGGGGATGCTGGACAACGGCAACCCTGAGGCCGCAAAGCGGGAAATCTTGGGCGCGATCAACTACTTGGCTGGCGCTTACATGATCATTGACGAAGTTTGATCTCAGTGGCTGCCTCTGATATGGTCGGGGCAGCCATTACCTTGAGGGATCAGCATGTCCGGCCTGTCACCAAACATCCGACTGCAAGAGGAGCCGGAAGAGGCTGCCATCGCCCCCATGGACGTCACCGTAGAACACGCGGACGAAGACATCGACGTCCCTGAGTTCGACACCGACGGTTCCATCCTGCGCATCGACCACGGCGACGGGTCGATCACGGTCTCTCTCGACGGCAAACCCATCGAGGATGCCGAAGGCAAGAAGGGTCCGGAGGGCTGGTTCGACAACCTCGCCGAAGAGCTTGAAGAGGACGAACTGGCCCGCGTCACCGAAGAGCTTATGCGCGGCGTGCAGGACGATCTGGACAGCCGCACCGAATGGATCGACGACCGGGCGCAGGGCATCAAGCTGCTGGGCCTGAAGATCGAGCTTCCCGGCGTGCAAGGTTCCGCTGACGGCGCACCGGTCGAAGGCATGTCCAAGGTCCGGCACCCGCTGCTGCAGGAAGCCGTGCTGCGCTTCCAAGCCAATGCCCGGTCTGAGCTTCTGCCGACCGACGGCCCGGTCAAGATCAGGGACGACGCCAACGGCACGACGCTGGAGCGCGACCAGCTGGCCGATGCCCTTGAGAAGGACATGAACCACTACCTGACGTCGACGGCGCGCGAGTACTACCCCGACACAGACCGCATGCTGCTCCTGCTGGGCTTCGGAGGCACCGCGTTCAAAAAGGTCTACTTCTGCCCGCTGCGCAACCGCCCGGCGTCTGACAGTGTCGATGCCGACGACCTGATCGTGAACAACAAGGCCACGGACCTGTCCAGCGCCCTGCGCGTCACGCACCGGGTGACCCTGAAGCCGTCGACCGTGAAGCGCCTGCAAATTCTGGGCGTCTACCGCGACGTGGAACTCTCCACGCCCAAAGAGGTCACCGTCGACGCGGCGCAGGAAGCCAAGGCATCCCAGCAAGGCATCTCCGTCACCGTGTCCAACCCTGAGGACCGCGACCGGGAAATCTACGAGGTCTACTGCGAACTGGACCTGAAGGGGTTCGAACACAAGCACAAGGGCAAGCCGTCTGGGCTGGAAATCCCGTACCGGGTGACCATCGACATCTCGTCCCGCGAAATCCTGAGTATCGTACGCAACTACGATGAAGACACCCAAGCCCTGCCGGAAGCGCGCACGACGTTCGTCAAGTACACTTTCGTTCCGGGTCTTGGCTTCTACGATATCGGCCTGCTGCACATCCTTGGCAACACCACCAACGCCGTGACCGCCGCGTGGCGCGAACTTCTGGACGCTGGCATGTTCGCCAACTTCCCCGGCTTCCTGATGTCGGACAGCGGCGCGCGCCAGAACACCAACGTGTTCCGCGTCCCGCCGGGTGGTGCCGCACTGGTCAAGACGGGCGGCCAGCGGATCGGCGACGCCATCATGCCGCTGCCGTACAAGGAGCCGTCTTCCGCCCTGATGGCGCTGACCGAGAACATGGCGCAGACTGGCATGCGCGTTGGCGGCACCTCCGAACTTCAGGTCGGCGAGGGCCGGTCTGACGCCCCGGTCGGCACGACGCTGGCGATGATCGAGCAGGCCATGAAGGTACTGAACGCGGTCCACAAGCGCATGCATTCCGCTCAGGCCGAAGAGTTCACGCTGCTGGTCAAGTGCTTCCGTGAGAACCCCGAAAGCTTCTGGCAGCGCAACCGCAAGCCCAGCGTCCAGTGGGACGAAGAGAAGCTTCTGCAGGCCCTGACCGACGTGGAACTGGTGCCTCAGGCCGACCCGAACACCTCCAGCCACGCCCAGCGCGTCATGAAGATCATGGCCCTGAAGCAGCTGCAGGCGGCAAGCCCGGCCCTGTACGACGAGGTCGCCGTGGACAAGGCCGCCCTGAAGGCCATCGGCTGGTCGAACCCGGAGCAGTTCCTGAAGCCTGAGAACGCCCGCAACCAGATGCCGCCTGAGATCATGAAGGGCATCGAGGAGATCAAGATCGCCAAACAGGAAGCTGACGCCAAGACCATGACGGCGCAGGCCGCCATGGCGAGGGCACAGCAACCCGCCGCACCGCAGGGTCTGGCTGGCCCAGCTGGCCCGCACCCGATGGAGCTTCAGGCCAAGCTGATGGGTGAGCAGAACAAGGCCAAGCAGATGGAAATCTCTGCGCGCCGCGACCAGATGAACGACGAGAACCGCGATCTGGACCGTGAGAAAGACCTGCAGTCCAAGCAGATGGACATGGATCGTGACCAGATGAACGATGCCGTCCGGATGCAGCATGAGCGCGACATGCAGCAACAGGACCACAAGACCGACATCCTGAAGCTGGCGATGCAGGTTCAGGCCAAAGGGAAGCGTGAAAAATGAGCGACATCGACAAGGCGATCCGGGCTGCCAAGCTGACCCTTGGCGGCATTCTGGAGAAGAACCGGGCCAAGCAGGCGCAAGAACGCGCCCCCGGCCAGATCGCCCCGTCGAAGTACATGCCGAACGTCCCCCGCGCCGTGCATGCTGACGGGGGTCGGGTGGATGACGGCATCGCGGCAGCGGAGACGGTTGCCGGTATGCTGCGCGACGGTCGTGAGAAAGAGATCACGAATGATCACCTGAATTCAGCTGACCCACAGCACCTGTGGAAGCTGTATGAGACGGGTCAGACGGGTATGGACCTGCCTATGGACAGCGCCAGCCGAATGGAGCGTGCTAAGGCGATGGGGATGACCAATAAGGGTTACCACTCCACGCTCAAAGACACTGACAGCTTCGACCCAGCCGGAAAGTTCATGGGGTATACCGGCACATCTGGTATTTCCACGACAGACAACCCAAAAGCAGCAAGCCGATATCTCGACCGCTACGGGGAGCGTGACTACAAAGGCGTCCCGTTTGAGAAGAACATTGTCCCGACAGTTTCCAACATTGGCAGGACTGACGTCAGGGACGCCCCTTACAAATCAAATGTTGCAATGGGGGCACCTCTTCCAAAGGGCTACACCCCTGAGCATGTCCGGAGAGGTTTTGATAGCGCGCAGTTTCCGGATGCGGTTTCTGCAAAAGGTTCCGTCAGGCACTCAGACGCCAAAAATGCCATCCGCTCCACGGAAACGGTGATGTCGGACCCCGCAAAAATCCGCTCACAGTTTGCCCGCTTCGATCCCCGTTTGGCGCACCTGTCTCACCTGAGCGCAGCAACGGGTGGTCGCGCCGTCCATGCGGCTGGTGGATACGTGCCCGCCCCGATGATGCAGAACACGCCCCGGCTGGCCGTGGCCCGCGCGCCTATCCAAGCGCAGCAGCCGGAAGCGGACGTCCTCGCCTCGATGCAGAGCCTCACCGACACGGCAAAGTTCTTCAAGGGTGGGGATGAAGCACCGGCACCGGAGCCACACGCAGCGCACGCGGAGCCGCACGGCTATGGCGAGGGCATCAGCGCTGCGGCAGCCAAGGCCATGTCCGGCCTGCAGAGCGCGTGGGCCGGGCCAGAGTTTGGCATCGTCAGCGGATACCGCGACCCCAAGAAAAACGAGGAAGTGGGTGGCGCTAGTGGCAGCCAGCACATCCATGGCAATGCCTTCGACGTCGACACCACCGGGTGGTCCCCAGATGACAAGCTGGCGCTGGCTGACGCTGCGTGGAACGCTGGCTTCCGGGGCTTCGGCTTCTACGACAACAACATGCACTTCGACGTCGGCGCTGAGCGCGGCTGGGGTCCGTCCCACAGCCGTGACAGCATCCCAGATTGGGCGCAGGGCTGGACCGCGAACCGCTATGGCTACGCTGAGGGTGGCGGGATCGGCGACCGGGCGACCAACCTTGCTGCGTGGCATCAGGATGCTGACGATGCGGTGAAGAACTCCGACGGCACCCCGAAGACATTCTACCACCGGACATCCGGTGACTTCAGCACGTTCAAGGCTGACAAGGATGGCCCCTCTGGACCCGCCATGTTCTTCGGTGACGACCCAAGCAACCTTCCGCAGATGCACAACCGGAAGAAGGTCGGCGACAACATCATGCCTGTCCACCTTCACATGAAGTCGCCCCTCTTTCTGGACGAGTTCAACCTGCGGGAGATGCGCGAACGTCACGCTGGCGGGAGCAAGGACTTCCCCCACCTGATCACGCCGCAGGTCGCAGAAAGCCTGCAAGCGAAGGGCTTCGACGGGATCGTGGCCGAGAACATTTATGGCAAGGCTGAGGACGCCAACGAGTACGTCACCTTCCAGCCCCACCAGATCAAGAGCGCCATCGGAAACCAAGGCGCGTTCGACCCCGGCAACCCCGACATCACCAAGGCTGAGGGTGGCGGGATTGGCGACAACGACAACTTCGCCAACTGGTTCGGCAACAGCGTGACCCACACCGACGGTGAGCCGCACGTGTTCTACACCGGGACCAGCAAGGACAAGGACTTCACGTCGCACAACGTGGGCCGCCATGGAGCATGGTTCACGCGAGACCCTGAGGTGGCGTCGTCCTATGCCGCCCAGAACGACAGCCAAGGCTACAAGCGCGAAGGCTGGAACATGGTCTCCACCAACACAGCGTCCCGCGTCATCCCTGCCTACGTGAAGGCTGAGAACCCGTACACCGGCCCGCTGCCGCCTGAGACCCTGCGGGACAACTACAAGGCGGCCCAGTCCGACTGGTTCGACACGCTGCGCGCCAAGGGGCACGACGCGTGGATACCGGCGGATCAGGGCGGCAACCTTGTGGTGGCCCTGAAGGAGCCGCAGCAGATCAAGTCGATCTACAACAACGGCAAGTTCGACCCCAACCAGAAGCACATGAACAAGGCTGATGGTGGTGCTGTAGAGCGCTCCAAGGGTGGACGCACGGTCACCGATCACGGTCTTTACTCCAAGGCCGCCGAGATCATCCGGGGCCTGCCGCAGGAGAAGGGTACGGTTGACCAGTACATTGCCGCCGCCAAAAAGCTTGGCGCGAAGCCGTCTGAGATTGAGCATGCTGGTCGCCCTGATGGTGACAAGATCAGCCGCGAAGACATGGCCAAGCACTTCGACCAAAACCTTCCGAAGATGGAGGTCCACCAGTACGGCGAGAACCCCAGCTACCTTTCGAAGGAGCAGGAGAAGCGCATCTATGCCCTTTGGGGGAAGCCCAAGAGCGAGGCAGAGCAGGCAGAGTACGACCTGCTTATGCGCCGCACCAAGGGGCCTCAGGTCAAGTATGAAAACGCTGAGTACAACGACGAAAACGAGCCGCGCCCGACCGAATATGAGGGCTACACCATTCCGGGTGGCTCCAACTATCGGGAGCGCCTGCTGACGCTTCCGGCGACCGGCAATAACGACTACGTGTCCAGCCACTGGCATGAGAACGACAACATCCTCGCCCACATCCGCATGAGTGATCGCACGGTGGGTGGTGACCGCAATGAGATGCGCCCCGTCATGCAAAAGCTTGCCGACCATATGGGTGTCGGCATCCGCGATCTGGGCGCTGGTTCTGCTGAACTTGGCGTCAACCGGGGCGTGATCTCTCCGGAGGAAGCGGCATCAATTTCCCGCCTGATGCGGTGGAGCGGAAGCCCGTATTACAACAAGCCCGGCCTCGACAAACGCGTCCTGCACGTCGAGGAAATGCAGTCCGACTGGGGGCAGGAAGGCAAGAAGCATGGCTTCTACGACCCAAAGAACCAGTACGAAATCTTTGACACAAAGACCGGAGAGGTCTTCTCCAAGCACCCAAGCAACGTCGAGATGTTGGATGCCTACGACAAAATTCCGGAAGATCAGGCGGGGTCTTTGAGCTATGGTCGCGCGAGATACAACGGCAAGAAGCCAGCCGCACCCTACGTCCAGAACACTCAGCACTGGACCGATCTGGCGCTGAAGAACGTCCTGCACGAAGCCGCCATGGGCAACTATGACCACGTGGTCTTCACGCCCGGACAGGCGCAGGCGGATCGGTACAACCTGAAAGACAGCGGCGAGGGCATGAAGGGATATTACGACAATATCCTGCCCAAAAGTGTCATGCGTCTGGCACAGCAGCACGACCCCGACATCAAGCCGGGCAGCATGCCGCTGTCGGACCAATACACCGGGTTCTCGATCCCGATGACGGACAAGCTGAAGCAGGGCGTCCTTGGCGGACAGACCGCGTTCAAGCGCGGCGGGACCGTGGAGAAATCAATTGGAGGGTCGACCGATGGTCAACAAGATACCGCAGGAACATCTCAGGCACGCCCCGAAGCGGGAGGACTTCCCGTCGCAGGAGGAGTACGAGGAAGCAGTGGCGTTCTTCCGTCACAGGGTGAAACACCTCTCGAAGGCCTCCCCCAAAACGTCCGCATCCCGCTAACTGGCGGATCGCTGCAGGCTGGACCGGACCCGCGCATTCGCGAGATCGCCCGCCAGTACATGGCGTCGTCCGGCCTGCCGTACAATCCGCCGACCAAGTACGCAAAGGTCGATCCGGGCCGCTCAAAGCGCATCGCTTCGGCATATGAAGCCATGACGGACAACCCAGACGATCCACTGACCAAGGCGTCCTACAGCGCTCTGGCGAAGGAGACGATGGCGCAATATCAGGCCGCCAAGGCAGCCGGGTTCAAGGCAGAGTTCTGGCACCCCAGCAAGCAGGAAGACCCGTACAAGGCCTCGCCCCGGCTTGCCGTGGAGGACGTACGAAACAATCACCACATGTGGGTCTACCCGACATACGCCGGGTACGGCAGCGGCGAGATCACCGACGAAGACGTCAAGAAGAACCCCATGCTGCAGGGCACCGGTGAACACTGGAATGGCATACCGGTGACGGTGAACGACGTCTTCCGCGCCATCCACGACTACTACGGGCACGCCAAAGAGGGTGTCGGCTTCCGCGCTGACGGCGAAGAGAATGCTTGGCGGGCGCATGCGTCCATGTTCTCGCCCCTCGCCCGAATGGCGATGACGAGCGAGACGCGCGGCCAGAACAGCTGGCTGAATTACGGCCCCCATGGCGAGGCGAACCGTGGCGCAAGGACCGAAGACACGATCTTTGCGCCCCAGAAGGTCGGCATCATGCCCGACTGGGTCCACCATGAAGGTGCAGAGGACTTTGTGACCCCGGAAGACGTCGCCGAACTGAAGCGTGTCCGGGCAAAACACAGCTTCGACTTCGAAAAAGCGCTGGGCATCACGCGCAGCTTCACGAAAGACGGCAAGGCTGCTACCATGAAGCTGAAGCTGAAGGAGTGATGGCATGTCGGACACCGTGAAGCGCGCCATGGATTTGGTGTCCAAGTACCAAGACGTCCCAAACGCCAAGGTTGACCGCGTAAACTGGCGTCCGCTGAAGGATGTTCACGAAGAACTGGGCGGACTTCCCGAAATTCCCGGTCACGTCCATGAATTTGGCGATTTCATGCACAAAATGGCCTCAAAAGCCGCTGGTCAGGGTCTTTCTGGGCGCGATTTGATCAAGGCCTACGCCATTACGCGCGCCAGTATCCGCCGCAAGGAGCGAAATTCCGATTTGGTTCGAGCAGGCGGTCTGGATTTGCCGCAATCGGTCGGAAAAATGATCCGTCCAGAGGGTGCGATGGCCGAATGGCTCAAATCTTCGATGGGTCAGCGCTTTCTGGACGCCGCAGAGGACGGAAGGGTCGACGACGAGGCCGTTGCGCACGCCCAGCGGGCCATGAAGCCGTTTGGTTTCGCCACCGAAAGCCATGCTCTGCCTTGGGCGGTCAATAATCTGGCCGGAAAGCACGAATTGGTGTCCAGTCTGGTCAAGGCTGGCCTGTCTGGAGACAGCCCGGTCAAGCCATGGCGCGATTTCGCCACCAATCTGCATGGCATCAAGGACGCCAAGGCTGGTTTCGTCGGCTCCCTGCTGGGCCGTGGCGATCTCCCGACGCTGGACGCCCGGCAAGTGATCCTGAACACCGGCATGCCCACCAAGGCCGTCGGCAGCAAGCTCAGCGGCCCCGCTGGTGCCCCGGCTGTGGACCGCCTCGCTGCGCGTCAGGCCGCCATGAACCCCAAGCTGGACCCCGGCATGGAGCCGTTCCGTCAGCACCTGACCCACCACGCGGTCTGGGACAAGGCTGAGAACGCCACCACCACCCATGGCGACATCATGGACACCATGCAGAATGCCGCCACCGGCGGTCGCATTGGCAAGATGGATGGCGGCTCCATGGGGGATATGGAGCGTCAGCACCAGATGCTGATGCACGCTATGGCAGCCATGGGCGATGATCATGGCCTTGATGATTTGGTTCACCCGGACCTCGTCAGGCATCTTAGCTCCGGATCGACGCAGGACATTGTGAAGCGGGCGCTTCAGATCGCGGAGCAGGGCGGATCGTACACGCGAACCGGCGCTGGCCTGATGCAGAAGAACAAGAGCCTTGCCAGCAACATGCCGGTTCTCTCTGGTATAAAGAACACCTCCAAAAGCGGACATTTGATAACACCGCTGTCCGAGATGGAGGCCGAGTACGCACCCAAGGGTAACCTTGAACCTTGGAAGCCATTTGACGTCGAAAAGGCGAACCGGGAGGGGGCGACCATGGTCCCACTGGTTGGAGACAACACTCCAGCAAATGCCGTTCTTCGAAAGGTCATGGGCGTTCCGGTCGGAGATGTGAACCAGCAGGGCGGTGGTGATTACATCCGGTCAGAGTTTTCTCGTGGCGAGAACCCAACAGGGTGGCGTAACCGCGCAGGTGCCGCCAAGACCGCGCTCAATCGCATCAAGGAGTACGGCAAGGAGGGGCCAGTATATGGCCTTCACACGGCGATGGGGCTTGGGTCCGCCGACAGTTCCCACATGATGCTCCAGTCCGTGATCAACCAGATCAAACATCTTCCGATCAAGAAGAGCGACATTGACAAGTTTGATGATGAAATGCGGGAAAAGTTTCCGCAGACCAAGGAATTCCCAAAGGAGTGGCCGGGTATCCAAGATACTCAGGGCGTTCACGACTTCTTCTACAACACCGGCAACCCGAAGAAACCATACAGGCCGGGCACCCATATCTCCAAGTTTGTGCAGAACATGGACAGCGTCCGCTGGCGCTCAGCTGGCTTCCCTGACGTCGGCGCTGCCCGCTTTGCTAATGCCGATCCACGCCTTCTGGGCATGCCGCAGCTTTCGACTGGATATTCCGCTACGGAACTTGATCCTGAGGGCAAGCTGGTCATGAACAAAGAAGGCCAATACCACGGTACGTACGAAGCCGGAATTCCTCACAAGGGATACGCTGGCGGCTTCCGGTCCCCTGTTCAGGCGGAACAAATCTGGACTAAAGCCCGGTCTGAAATGCCAGAAAAGGTCAAAGGAAAGGTCGCCGACTACCAATCCCCAGCCGGAAAAACTCTCTTTCAGCAAAAGCTGATGACCGCTATGCCCGGAGAGAAGATGAACAACAAGATGGCTGATGTCATCCAGAAGGCAGCTGAAACTGGTCAGCAGTTCGGCAACTACAAGCGCGGCGGTGCCGTGCAGCCCACGGAAGCCCAGAAGCAGGCCGGGAATTACCAGAAGCAGCACATCAGCTTCCAAGGGCTGCCGGTAGCCATCGAGAACCCCAAGGGTTCTGTGCGCAGCGGCAAGGATCAGG